TAGAAAGGACGAACCTTACTATGGAGCTCATCAGCTTCCACAGTAGGCAACCCATCCTTATTAAACACCTCATCCTTTAGTGTCACCTGAGCAGCACAATCTTGAGGAGTAAAAGTGGGATCATCCAAAAACTTTTCTCTTACTTTATGAATTTCATTGATGGCATAAGGCAGCTGTTCCATTTTCTTTCCAGTAACGGATGCAGTAGTAGATATTCCATTTTTCTTATACGTAAAGCGAGGGCCGGCACGAAGTCCAGCAGCAGTACGCTTACTAACTTTATTAACAGAGTTATCAAGCGCATCGTTAAAATCCCAAGTCTGACTCCTAAAATGCTTAGCCGTACCAATTGCATAGTACAGTAATTCATAAGCCAATGGAAAATACGGTGACAATGACTTCATCGGATCAGTTATAATTCGAGTCGGTTTATTAAATTTTTCAACGAGTTTAACCATTTTCTCAGGATAAAGATTCGTGAGAGTATGCATAGAATAAGGACCTTTCGAATCACCGGCAAATGCCCGGTTAGTCCAAGAAAGACTCTTAACTAAATATATCATCAAAGGAGGAACATTAGACTTATCAGATCCTGGTGGAGGGTAATGACCACCGTAATAACCAGTGGTCTCCCATGACGCTCCAGGAGATACTACCTTAGTACCACGACGCAATTCTTTCCAAACTGCCATCCACTCAATAGGAGTCAAGCTCATATTAAATGCCCTATAAAAATACGCTACATCCCACGCTCGAAATGCTAATATTAAGTTTTTCGGTTCAATAGGAAGTTGACGTTCCTGTGGAATCCTAATACACGGAAACAACGAAAAACCACCAACTTGATTACCAGGAATGCCAATCTCAATGCGCATAAGCGCCTCAATATAAGCAACATCACCAGTAAACTTAATAACTTCACTTCGACCCATCATCACATAATCTGAGGAAATCCTAGCAAGTATCTCAATAAAAAGGTCCTCATCTGAACGAAATTGCCCGTCCACAGAACGCTTTGCCGAATACTGCTTGCCTCCAAATCTTTCTTCAGTCAATGTAACAACAAGATCTTCATTACCTGCTCCCCTATAATTATCAGGAAACATATTACCACCCAAACTCCAATTCCACTTCATTCTTTTCAAAAAACTATGCGAATAACAAAGATACTTTAACAATCCAAACTGCCTTCCCAGTTTTGAGACTAGGTGATGCGTTTGTCCACGAAAATCCGTCTTAGCACGGAAACAGTAAATCCTAAAAGAGTTTGAGCAGCCACAA